TCAGCACGACATTCCTAGTCAGCTTACAACAGTAACAGTCAAGCCAGACATGGCAGCAATCAAGAAGCAGATGGATGCAGGGGAGCTTGTGCCGGGTTGTGAGTATCAAATGGGCAATTCATCAGTAACAGTGAGGATCAAATAATGAGCGAACTACAAAAAGCAATGTCCGAGGTGAACGATCTTAATCGCACCCACGGCGTCACGCAGCGGGGCGGCAAGAAATACACAGAGGTGTTTGTGCGGGTTGAAGCATTCCGCAAAGCATTCGGGACAGATCACGGGATCAATACCGAGATCCTAACAGACGATGGCAAACGAGTTGTGGTCAAAGCATCGATCACCAACAGCGCCGGGATGGTTGTCGGCTCCGGCATGGCTGAAGAAATCAGGGGCCAAGGTAACGTCAACAAGACAAGCGCTTTAGAGAACGCAGAGACAAGTGCCATAGGCCGCGCTCTGGCTTCTATTGGCCTGCATGGTGGCACATATGCCAGCCTCAATGAGATCGATGCTGTGCCGCGCAAAGCCGCAGCGCAAAGTCAGCAGGCTCAATCTACGCAGCCGCCACCAGCACCACCCGCCGGTGATCTGCTCACACTTAAAAACCACATAGGCCAGGAAAAGGGATCAGGTGACGCGCAAGAGTTTACCGCCAAGCTCATCAAGCTAATTGCAGCCTATACCAAAATGGAAACCAACAAAGAGGGGACCGTTATCCCACCACGGAAGCGCATGACAATGTTGCGTGAGTTGATCGAGCAGAACCAACAGTCAATCGACACGCTTTCCGATGGGTTCAAAGAAGAGATCGACAAGCGATACAAAAATTGTCTGAAGATTTTGGGCGCACAGTCAGGGTAAAAGTGGCTGGTAGAAATTGCAGAGAATTAAAGTGGTATGGGTTCCTTTGCCCGGTTTCAACTATCTTTAATTTTGTAGCGTGACCGAGGCGGCACGTTCTGCGAACCGCCTCATCAACTCAACTAAAGGAGCCAAATGATGGAGACCTGGAAACAAATGAAGGCGCGTCAAAAGCGGGAGTTAATTGGCGTGGTTGAAGATCTGGCCGGTGAGGTGACGCAAGTAAAGGCAGCGGAAAGCCTGGATATGTCGCAAGCCTTGCTCAGTGCTTTCTGCCGCAAACACAATATCACATGGGAGACAGACGGAAGGAAAAAGAAATGACTGGTAAAGATATTATCAAGTGCATCAAGGCAGCAGAAATGAAGCTGACAAAGAAAGAAACATCTGCTCTTATGTCGATACCGTATAAAACCGTTGTTGATATCGCAAAAAAATACGGAATAAAATTTATCGATGGAAGGCAGAAAAGCGATGAACCAAGAAGGCAAGCAGGCATTGGCCCGAAGCCAACGTCAACTATCAATCATGATAGAGACCGCAAAAAAACAGAACCGGCACAACCTCAAGCAGCAGCTAGAGAGCCTATTCGCATTAGGCGAGATACTTCAAAGGGCCATTACAAAAGAAAGCTAAAGAAAAGGTTTCGTGACATACTTCAGAGCGATCTGGATTACGCCATCAAACATGAGTTAATCTACGCAGCCAAATGGCAGGAGCATCAGCGCCAGATAAATAAGAAAACTAAAGTTGGGGGATCGTTATGAGCGAGGAAGAAGTAAAGAAGAAGATTGAGATTGCAGGCGCGGTAGGCGCGTTTGCAGGCTTTGCCAGTGGCATTGCCGTAATGGCCCTGGTAGCAATTATATTCTAAGAAAGATCGTGCGGGTGGCCGTGTGAATGGTGGCGCATTCGGTAGCACGTTAACCAACAAACAATGTTGGACCACCCGCTCAATTTCTCTATACAGGTTTCGTTGCCATCTCAAGGGCCGTTTCAAGAGTTTCCTTGTTTCTTCGCGTCCATCCTTTGCCGAAAGTCTCAAAGGTTTTTAGCCCTTCATAAAACTTCTGCCGAGTATGATACACAGACTCAATGATCCTGTCTGGATCTAAGTCAGCAACAGCCTGCAATGTCATAGGCCCGATTGCCCCGTCCTGTTTCGCTCCAACGGCACGTTGAATAGCCTTAGCTGGCCGACCGCTGCCAGAGTTTACAGCCCAATCAAATGCGCACCAATCAACGCCGCTTGGGAGATCATCACCGCGCACCTTATCCCAATAGTTTTTCTTGTAGATCGGAGCTACGTCATCAGGCGTCAGGTCTCGCATCTCTTGCTCAGTGCTTTCCCGGCCAATCCACTTGTCATAGACAGCCTTGGTCACACCGAGATTAGTCATTCCACCCGGATCTTTTGGATGATTTACAAAGCCGCCTTCGTGTTTCAAAAGCATTCTTAAACAGTGTCCAAAGTTCTCTTTCATTCCATTCCACCTTTCATATCCAAGTGGTCTCGACCGATATACTTTAGATCATTTTCAATCAGAGCCACACGCTGTTTAATCTTATTGATCTCTCCGATAGCCATTGTCATAGATGCAAGCTCATCCCAGATCTCATCGATCTCATCAAAGGCATACTGCAATTCCATTGCATTGTCCTGCACATCACGCTTGAGATTAATGTTATCCTCAATCGCCATGCGCGAACCAATCTGGCCGACAGTCTCTTCAAGGCTGGCAATGGTTGCCGCCTGCTGGCTTACCCACCACACACCAGCAGCAAGCTGAACAGCCATCGCAGCAACGAGAGCAAGGGGAAGCTTTATATTCTCCATTACTTTTTCAAACCCTTTACTGTACGGATTCCAAACGATGCAGCAATCGAAGCATACATTGCCCATGAAAACCAGCTTGGTGCAGCCTCTAAGTTCTTAAAGCCCTGCTCCATGTACGGCTGTAACCCAGGTATGAAGCTCCCCAGCACGATTGCAATGAAGCATAGCGTCCAGGCTTCATCCTTCCAACTGTCACGACTAGCCTCTATTGCAGCCTGCTCCCAGGATATTTCCCCGGTAGCGATCTTCATTTTCGTTTCGGCTTCCGCTTTCTTCACCGCAGTTTTGCCATCGATGTAACTGGTAGCCAGACCGCCAAGCGATCCTAAGATCTGACCTATCATTTCTTTGCCTCCATCGCATTGAACCCGAAGTAAGCAGCAACCACACCCGAAGCAGCAACCACATACACTGTAGCAATGTCAGCAATTAGATCCGCAGCAGTGTCTAGGCCCAACGCAGAGGCCGCTACAATGGCGAAAGGGTATAGAAGCATACCAGCAGCGCAGGCAACAGTTAAACGGCGCTGTGTGTCGCGCTTAGAATCGGCGTCATTAAGCTCTCTCCAACGATCCTCCAGGGCAAGCTTCTGCCATTCAACCTCATCGATCTTACCGTCTTTGTTTACGTCATACTTATCAAACGTCATTTCTGATTCCTCGCTTTCTGAAGAAGCTGCAAAACATCCAAAAACTGACGCCCCGACTTTGCTGCCAAGCCCTCAATTATTAGCTCAATATTCTGATCGAACAGGCTTATGATTTCTTTGTCGTTCATAGTTTCACCTTAAAGCAATAGAGATACTCGTTGTTCTTTGTCACAAGAATAGATGCCCGTAGCTTTTCCTCAAAGCAAATCTTTTCTGATTCGTATTGACCAACCTCAAAGTGCGTCACGCCACCCGCAAGTTGCAACCAAACCAGCACCCACATCACCACTTCTCCATGTATCTACCGATGACAGCAACAACACCAATCATACCAGCAATAGCCAGCAGGCCTGCAAGTGAATACATGATAAGCTCAACAAGCTCTTCACGTTCTTTTTCTCTTTGCTTTTGTGCAGCACGGCGAGCTTTCCGCGCTTCGACTTGGTACTGTTGCCATCTGTCCCAAGTACCAGGAGGGCCATATAATCTGCACCAAGACTCTAGCTCACGGCGCTTTTCCTTGATGTCCTCAAGAGCTTGGAACTCTTCCCAATCGCCCTCTTCACCACCAGTAATAGATGTAATTGGATTATTCTTCTTACGTCTTACCGCTTCCTTTAGATCATCTTCAGCAGTAAGGAACTTACCAACATGGCTAACAAGACCTTTGACCTCGTTGCCATTCTCTAAGCATTTTTTAATTACAGAGTAGGCAGCATTAGCTGCGGCTATGGTTTCAAGTACAGCCACAGCTAATCTCTATCCCATCTTCGTCAGGACTGCGAGTAAGAGCGCAATGATTGAACCTGTAGTTGCAAGCATAATGCTTTCCATTCGTTTGACGCGACCAAACAAATCTTTGAATTGGATCTTCATCTCAGTTTGAATTGCAATGACTTGCTTCTCCATGTTGTCGATCCGTTCATGTGCTGATGCTACTGTTCTTTTATCCATCTTCTTCTTCCGGTTGTTTCAGTGCTGCCTTCAGCCGCGCCATAAAGAACTCACGGCCACCTGTTGCGATGTCGTGTTCGCAAGT